CCAAAAAGATTGGGACGTCCACCCATTGATATATCTTCAAACCACATATCAAATGCCGATGCGTGGGAACGGATTGAACGTGAGATAGATAAAGCATCCACTCGTAGATACTAATCCATTAGCGCACATTAAAATCAATATAGATACTATCACTTACAAAGAGGATCGCTGATGTTATATATCTATATATATTATAGAGTACAATGATATACAATAATTATGGGATTTACAAAAGGAGATACAAATATAAACAGAGCCGGTAGAAAGAAAGGTGTTGTAAACCGAACAACTGCCGAAGCTAAGCTTACTATACAACGTGCAGTTAATGGAATTTTGGATACAATGCAGAAAGACCTTTTAGAAATAAAGAAAAGAGATCCAGTTAAAGCAATGGAGTTGAGTATCAAACTATTAGAGTATTCTATTCCTAAATTAAAATCAGTAGATTTGACAGGTACAATGGAAGTCAATCAAAAGATACAACAGATTTCAATACACATAATAGATGGAATTAGAAATAAGGACCAGTAAAACCTATTCTGATATAGCTAACAGTAATAAGATATGTATACTGCAAGGTGGTACTCGTTCATCCAAATCTTATTCAGCCCTACAATGGTTATTAGTAAAAGCATTGAGTGAGCCTAACATCGTTATATCAATTGTAAGGAAATCATTTCCATCAATGAGGGTTTCTATTATGAGAGACTGGATGACTATTCTAAAAGAGTTGAGTATATGGAATGAAGAAGAGTGGTCTGCGACAGAGCACCTATACCGTTTTGACAATGGTAGTATGGTTGAGTTTATGAGTATTGATAGCTCGGAGAAGAGAAAAGGTAGTAGTAGAGATTACCTATTCATTGACGAGTGTAATGAATTGAGTAGAGAGGAGTACTTCCAGCTCTTCATCAGAACGCGTATTAAAACTATTATAGCATACAATCCATCTTTCGGTACATCAAACTATATCTTCAATGATATACATACACATCCTGAAAGTAGTTTATATATCAGCACTTTTTTAGACAACCCATTCTTAGAGAAAAGTATTGTAGATGAGATTATACGATTAAAGGAAATCAACCCTGAATACTATAAGATTTATGGATTGGGCTTACCGGGTAATAACGTAGGTACTATATTTACCTATACATTGATTGATGCCATACCAGAAGAAGCAACTTTTGTAGCATTTGGACAAGATTATGGATTCAGTATAGACCCAACTACATTAGTAGCAGTATACAAATGGAATGAAAACCTATACTTTGAAGAACTGATATATAAAACAGGTATGGTGACATCTGAAATCATAGATGAATTAACGGCATTAGAAGTAGATAGATTACCAATATGGGGAGATAGTGCGGAAAGCCGATTGATAGAAGAGATATACCGCGCTGGATTTAACATTAAGCCTGTTAGAAAAGGTAAGGATAGTATTAAGATGGGTATTGATATTATGCACCAACATAAATTACATATACTAAAGAGTAGTGTAAATATTGTTAAGGAGTTTAATGAGTATGTGTGGACTGTTGATAAGAATGGTAATTTTGAAAACATTCCGGTTGATTACTCAAACCATACAATCGATGCTATTCGCTATGTATGTATGGAGGAGTTGAATGTTAGAAAACAAAAGGCAGGTAAATACAGTATATCATTTAGATAATATGCAGACATGGACAGAAGAAGAGATACGGGAACTAATCCTATTCGCTAAATCATTACAGGCTGAAAACGAAGAACTTAGAGCTAAAATTATAGCAATGGATGCATACGTAAAGAATGGTGATGCTAAAATAAAACAATTAATGAAAATATTAAACGGATACATATTATGATAAAAGAAATAGAAATAGCTATACCAACATCTTATGCAGATATACCATTAAGAAGATGGCTAGATTTACAAAAGGAAGTAGATAACTACAAAGATAATGAAGAAGCAATTGGAGCTATTACTATACAGTATCTATGTGGATTAGACCCAAAGTATCTCCAGGCTTTACCCGCTGATGCGTACAAAACTATTAGAGATGAGTTGAATAGTTTCATAGGCAACGTAGAACTTCCCTTAAAGAAGTTTATAACGATAGCTGGAGTAGAGTATGGTATTGAACCAAATCTATCTAAAATCAGTTATGGTGCGTATGCTGATATATCAAAGTACGATGTAATTACTATGGATACAAATTGGGCTAAGATAATGAATATACTATATAGACCTGTAACAAAGAAGGCTGGGGATATGTACTCTATAAAGAGATACGAAGGTAATGACGAATGGGAAAAATGGTTAGATGTAGGAATGGATACTCACTTTGGATCACTTTTTTTTTTCTTAGATTTGCAGATAAACTTGTTCAGTTCTATCCTGAACTCTTTGAAGGTGGAGGATCTGCATCCCAACATCAAGCAAATTTTGGCAAGAAATGGGGCACCTATGCAACAATTGTTGAACTTGCAGAAAATGACATCCTACGATTTGATAAAGTAGTAGAAGAAGAATTAGAAAAGTGTTTGTTATTCTTAGCCTATAAAGCAGATAAAGCCCAATTGGAAACTTTAATGAATAGGGAACTTATGAGTTCACATAAGTAATCAGTATTTTTAGAAATATCGTTGTTATTATTAAAAAAGAACACCTATGGCTAAATGGTCTAATAGTAGAAATGGTAATTTAAGATACTCTGTAAACCGAGAGAATAACTCCGGTATATACATAGGTCCTACTAAGGGATTATCATCTCCTAAAAATTCACAAAGAGCATGTCTGTGCTTAGATAGCAATACTTACGATGTTAAATGTTGCAAAGGATTTCTTATAAATCAGGGAATAGGTCAAATAGAATCTCCATATCCAAATAGAGGTGGATTTGATGATGGTTATGACGAAGGATACGAAATTACAAGTTAAAACGCAATAAACGATATGTCAGAAATAAGTAAGCAGGCCTTAAAGGTTGCAAATAATCAAGAGTTTCCAAATAATAATACTGGATACATTACACCATCTAGATTAAGAGGATTCAATACTGATATGATTGATTCGACTGTTAATCAAACTGATTTTGGTATATACACCTCATCATTTACAGCATCATTAATTTCATTAAATTCTTTTACTGCTAGTATTCAAAACACTAATGCTTTTACTGCTTCACAATTGGTAATCAATAGTGGGTATAATACAGTCACTGCCAGTTTAGCAGGTACTAATCAGTTTACTGCTAGTACTAATCAGTTTATCGCAAGTACTAATCAATATACACAATCTAATGATCAGAAGGTAAATTCATTAATCGCATTTACTTCATCGGTATTATCGATAGTAGCATTACAACCATTAAATGAATCTACTGCATCATTAAACGCATTTACTGCAAGTATATCCGGAACTAACGTATTTACTGCAAGTGCTAATACATCTATTAATAGTTTAAATGCGTATACAACTTCTATTAATAATTATACAAGTTCGAACGACCAGAAAGTGAATTCGTTGATAGCATTTACTTCATCAACGTTATCAATAGCAGCATTAAATCCTTTAAATCAAGCATCTGCTTCATTACAATCGTTTACTGCAAGTGCGAATATTAGATTGAGTAATTTAGAAACAACTACCGCATCTTTAAACATATCGGTAACAAATCTAAATCAATCATCTGCATCGCAGCAAGTATCTATAAATAACTTAAATACAACAACGGCTAGTATATTAGTAGAAACGGCTAACTTAGAAATATTTACTGCATCAGCAGCTATTAGTATTACTAATTTAAACGCATCATCTGCATCACAACAGGTATCTATAAATAGTTTAAATGCAGCAAGTAGTAGTTACGCAGGTAGAACTTCTAACGTATTCTCTGGCTCACAAACGATAACAGGTTCAGTTTATGGTAATATAATTCCATTAAGTATTGTATCAACTACTGCAAGTATGGATTGTTCTTTGGGTAACTTCTTTACTCTTACATTAGCAAATAGTGTAGCTACAAGACTAGCAGCTACTAATATAAAAGAAGGTCAAACTATAAACGTATTGGTAACTCAAGGAGCTGGTGGTAGTGGAACTTTAACATTTGCTCCACAATTTAGACAAGTATTTGGATTAGCATATGTTCCAACTGCAGCATCTGGCTCTAAAGATATTTTAACGTTTGTAACGTTTGATACATCATCTA